CCGGATCGTCCGTCGGGGAGACATAAATGTTTGCCCCCGTCCACCCGGAAATCGGGCGCACGTTGTCCGGCGACGGATCCCCGGAACCGGACTGCACCGGCTCGATGCCGATGGTGAGGGTGGGCCTCGGAGGATCGTCAGTCCCTTCCATGTACCCCTCTGCCTCGTCGATGACCTCCCCGCCTGCGTCGTAGCATACCGCCCGCACCCGGGAAGCCGTAATCATCGCGGGAGCGTCAAAGTGGAACGTCCACCCGAACGTGTCCGTGTCTGACGGCAGGTCGTACCGGAACACCAGCGGCGAAGAGAAATCCCCGTCATCGCCCGACACGGCGGCAGACCAGAACCCCGTCTCAATCCCGGAGGACGGCATAACGGCGCAGGAACCGTCAAGCGGCCAGCCGTACCGCTCCAGCGTCGCATATTTGTCCGCCAGCTCCGGGATGCCGTTGATCGTCGCCGCACCATTCCCCAGCACGGCGGAAGGGGCCGTCGGAACGATGCTTTTCTTGTTCAGCGTCTTCGCTATGACCTCGAAGGATATCAGGCAGTCCACCTGCCGCACCTGCGCGAAGGGCTCGTAGTCTGCGGAAGTCTGGATCACTCAAACCACCTCAATCCCGGTATAATAAATCACCACGCAGCCGTCGCCGCCGCGACCGGAAGCGCCGATTAAAGTACCGCCGCCAGCGCCGCCCGCCGCAATGCCACCGGAACCGTCGCCGGACGCCATGGAGCCGCCCTTGCCGGAAAGGCCGTAGCCGCCCCCGCCGCCGCCGCATTTCAGATAGCCGTCACCGCCGGGACCGCCGTATCCGCCGCCGCCTCCGCCCGATACCGTCCCTGCGTTTCCGCCGCGTGCACCGTAGCCGCCTCCTCCGCCTCCCGTGGAAGCCGTGCCGGTTTTCAAGCCATTGCCGCCAGCACCGCCGTAACCGCCTCCCCCTCCGGAGACCGTTCCAGCCGCGCCGGTGCCCTCAAAATCAAGGCCGAAGCCCGTGGTATTCTGCCCCGCGCCGCCAGCTCCGCCCGTGGAGGACGTGGCGTTTTTGCCGACTGCAGACCAACCGCCGCCGCCTCCGCCGTAAGAGCCGGAACCGGAACCGCCAGCGAACGCGCCGGATTTGCCGGAACCGCCGGATTTTCCGCCGCCGCCGCCTCCTCCGCCGCCGTAGGTGCCGCCGGAACCTCCCGCGCCGTCTGCCGATCCACCGCCCCCGCCATAGGAGCCGGAACCGCCGATCTTATACGCATCCTGCGCCGTTCCTCCGCCGCCTCCGCCGGTGCCGCCGTTCTGACCGGAACCGCCCGCCGCCGTGCACAGGGACCCGAACGAGGTAGCCCCGCCGTCATGATTGGCCTGTCCGCCCGCGCCTATGGTGATTTCGTACTTCTTCGCGTCCAGCGTGCCCGTCCATGTGGCCATGTGTCCGCCGCCGCCGCCCGGGCCGAGGTTTCCGTCCCCCGCCTGAAAGACCGTGCCGCCCGCGCCGCCGCCGAAACACTGCACCGTCACCGTCCCCCGCAGATCGGCGGGAACCTTCCAGAAGTCGGAGGACGTGAAGACCACCGCTTTCCGCACCTCCCGCGCCGCCGCCAGAGCCGTCCAGTGAGCGCCGGACCGGGAAGCCGTCAGCGCCGCCGCAAATTCCGCCACGTCCGCCTCCTCGGATGCGCTCTCCGTCACCCGCGCAATCACGATCCGGAAGCGCATATCGGACGCCGCCGTGTAAGCCGCCGTGCGCATGGAAATGACGGAAACGTAAACCCCCGCCTCATTGAAGCGATACAGCGCGTACTTGAAGCCGGACGCGACGGTAAACTTCGTCCCGGCGGGAACGTCCACCACCTGAGACCGGACGCGGTTCGTCGCCGCTGTCGATACGCCGCCCGTACCGATGTTTCCCCGCTCCCAGTCCGCGCCCAGATCGACCTCCCGCTCACCCACCGCGTCGCAGAGGTACGCGTGCCGCTCCGTCCCGGAATCCATGATGTAAATATCGCCCCGCTTGGCCTCCGTGTCCGCGTTCGGCGCGGTCTGGCCCGTCCGGATGCGGGAATAGCTCCCGGACACAAGGGCAAGGGCGTTGTTGACCGTCGCGCCGTCACCGGTCAGCCCGAAACCCTCCGCCGTAGCGTCAGACAGCAGGGAGGCCTTGTTCAGCGGCGTTCCCTCCTGCGTCGGCTCGTCGGAACGGGTCAGGATGAAAAGATCATCGTCGTCCGGGGAAGGCACCAGCTGTACCCGCCCGGGCTTCGTGGGAATCCTGTCTTTCATAAATCCACCTCTCCGGAAAATATCTCGTCGGAATAAAACCACGCCCCGGCGATGCGCTCAGCGGAATCGTCCATCCGCGTGAGAAATTCTTCAATGGCGTTGGCCCCGCGCCAGTCCAGCCGGTCCGGGGACTGCGGCAGAAACGGCGCGTCCGGCACCGGGATCAGCCCGTCAAGGGACCGCACCGCCTGAATGTATGCGTCCATCTGCGGATATCGCGGGATGTCGTTTTCCGCCCATGTCCGGAAGGACGGCAGCGGGACGGCGTCGTATCCCATGCCGCTGTACAGTTCCCGGAGATACAAAACCGCCGCCTGTACCCGGTTCAGGTCCGTGTACCGGTAAAAGCCCTTCGCCGTGCCGTTCCGAACGTCCTCCGCCGTGCGGTCGTAAATCAGATCAAGCATAAGCCCTCCGTATGCGGAAAGCGGGGAACCGTCGCCGATCCCCCGCTGTCATTGCCCGGGTTATTCTGCGGGCTCCTCTTCCGGCACATCCGGCTCGACAGCCGCCGTCACCGCGTGCACATAGCACTGCCGCATGAGCTCCGCCCCGTCAGAGGCCAGCAGGACCGCCGCGTGCTGGGGAAGCTCGGACACCGCCGCCGCCGCCAGAACCTCGTGGTATTTCGCCTCAGCCTTCAGCCGCGCCCGGTCCGCGTTCTCGTCCGCCGCCCAGTGCACGATGTGACCGAACTCGCCGCTTTGGTACTTCTGAATCTCGAAAACGTAATACTGGTACATTGTAAAACCCTCCTGTGGTTTTGAATTATGAAATCATCGCCGCGATCCGGGCCAGCTCCGCCCCCACCGTGGTTTCCGTCACATTGGTCCCCGGAACCAGCGTCTCGCCGGAACCGACGGCCCGCGTCACCCGGTAGAGCGCATCCCCGACGGTTACATATTCCCCCACCGCCAGCGACCGGGACGCCGTGGTGCCGGACGCCTCGCCGATCATGGCCCTTGTGTCCGCGTCGCCCGCCTCAATGACCATGCCGGTGTCCCGGACGTATTCGATCTCCACCGCCCCGCAGTCCGCAAAGACGGTGTTTGCCCCCGCCAGCGTCGCGATCTGCACCGGGGTGAGCTGATACACAACCGGCGAGGCCAGCGGGTAGACGATCACGGGCGTCTCCGTGTCGAGGATCTGCTCCGCCGCGGCCCGGCTGGTGAAGCGGTCGTCGTAGATGTATACCTGTCCTGTGGTTTGCACTACAATGTCCCCGGATTTCCGTCCCGCCGTCGAGCGATACGCCATGTACCGGTCGGAGTGCACTGTCCCGGATGACGAAATGCCCGCAACCGGCACAAGCCTAACATAAAACACACCAAGAGTTGTGGAGCCGTAATCTATAACGTCCGCCCCGCTGAACTGCTTGAATCCGTGCGTCACCGTCAGCGTCCCCGCCGTCAAGTCCAGCACCCCGCCGTAGACCGTGCCAGCCTCGGAGGGGAAGGAGATGTCGAAAACCTGTGCGTCATACCCCGCCACCGCGTCCGGGAAAGCGGAGAACGTGAACGTCTCCTCGTTGGCCTTCCGCACGGAGCACCGCACCCACCGCGCCTCGGCGGGAACGGTCAGGGCGGAATTATTAACCGTCGCAACCCCCACGCAGCTCAGCCCGGCGTCGTAGAAAGCGTGCCGCGCGGCATTCGCGGCAGTCTGGGGCAGAACATACATAACGGTCCCCGGATTCACCGGCATGTAGTCCGAAATCGTCCAGTTCGCTATCGCGTCTTGGGTTCTGTGAGGCACCCCGTTGGCATCGATGTACCCGCCCTGCGCCGCCGAAAGATCAAACAGATTCTTCCCGCACTGTGTCACCTTCGCCGCCGTGAAGCCGGAAATCGCCCGCACGTTGTCCGGGGAGGGATCCCCTGACCCGGCCTGCACCGGTTCGATATTCACCACCGCCCGCAGTACCCGCTCCCCCGCCGCGTCCGAGAATGCCGCCGCATTGCCCGCCTCGGAGCCGTATATCGGAGACGCCGCCTCCGGCATCACCTCCGCCGTGCTCCTGCGTCTCAGCGCCAGCGCCCCGCCCGTGTTTTCAACGGTCAGCAGGGCAAAATCACTCGTCGCCATTGTTCAAACCCTCCGTATCGTCATTCCCGGTCGGCTCCGACGTGCCCGTGAACCGCCCGATTTCGTCATCTTTCCGCTTGGCTATGATCTCGTCCGCATTGTCGATCAGGCCGAGGATGCCGCAAATCTGCCGCGTCACCGTATCCGCGTCGAGATATTCCGCCGCTTGCAGGACATTGGCCAGCTCCTCCGACTGGTTGACGATGGTGTCCCGCCGGTATGTCGGATCAGCATCCACCCCGGCGAGGGCCAGAACGCCGCGGAGGAAGTCCGTCACCTGATATTCAAAGCGGGAGGTCTTCTCGTTCAGCGGTTCATAGGCCGCCCGAATCTGCGTTGCCGTAGCAGCGCCCCCGGAGATTTCCTTCACATCCAGCGCCATGAAGTCGTCGAAGAGCTGACGCCGCAGCCGGTCAATCGCCGCCTCGGATGCGTCCACTGGCACCTCGACGGTATGATGCTCGATTCCCACGCCGTCATCACCGTCCGCGTGGGCCACATGGGTCCGCCGGAGCTGTTCGATGAACCGCGCGTCGTCCTCCTCGTCCATGGCGTTGGCGTTTTTCAGCACCCAATAGATCAGATTGCCTTCGTCGGTGTTGTTGACAAGGCCGCTGACCATCAAATCGTAGGCGTCCAGCGTCTCCCGCCCGCCGATCAGCTCCGACTGACGGTTGACGTTGTATAGCGGCACGATGGGGAGCGTGGAATAGTTCCCGATGCCGTAGACCTCCACCCCGGCGGCTTCAGACCGGCGCACCTCGTACCGGTACGGCGATTTCGGACGGAGGATCCTCAGGTCCTTGTCCCTGCCGTCCGGGTCCTCGGCGTATTCCGTGATCCCGTCCGCCTCGTACAGCGTCGCCCGGAGCGGTTTCCCGTCCGCCAGCCGCCACCACCGGATCCCCGCGGACAGCGCGCCGGTCTCCTCGTCGTAGAGCGGACAGAAGGACGGCTCGTCCCCGCCGTAGATCGGGAAAACCTCCAGGTGGTCATTGTTCCAGAATCCGAACGCCGCGCCGCCGTTGAGGGCGTATGTCGCCGCCCGCTGCACCGCCGAATCGAAATCCCGGCCCAGCTTTGCATCTTTGTCCGCCATATCGGAGAAGATCACGCCGTTGCCGAGGAGGAACTGCACCTGCTGGGTGATGAAGTAATAGTAATACCGGCAGGGGATCTTGTGGTTCGGGCGGTAGAGGTCCGGGACGGCCTGCCCCATAAGGTTGTAGACCATTTTCTGAGCCCGCATGATCGTGGGGTTCTCGTGCCGGTAGTAGGCCTCCGCGTCCCGGGCCGTGCGCCAGAGATAGGACGCCTGAAACTGCGAAATCGCGCCAAGGATGAACTTAGCGCGGTCACGGTCGTTTTCGCCAACGGCGATCAAATCCTGATAGGTTCTCATTTATACCTCCCGCCCGTCAACACCGCCGCGAGGAAGAACCCCACAGCGGCACACACCGGGACGATCCATATAAGGTTAAGTGCGGAAATCATTCCACCACATCCCACGCCGCCGGGTACACATCCGGTGCCCAGACGTTCCCGTCAATCAGGCTGACGTATACCGCGCCCTTGTAGCGCACCTTGTCTCCCGTCATATACGCGTCATGCGCGCCCGTCGGCTGTACCCATTCCGGGATTTCCGCGGGTTCCGGCTCCGGTTCCGGCGCGGGCATCGCGTCCACGACGGCGGCGATGCGGCGCACTTCTTTCCAAAGCGCGTCAATCTCACGCTCCGGGTCGTAGGTCTTCACGGGTTCCGCTTCGGTCAGCGCGGCGCGGAGTTCGGCGTACTGCGCCTCGTCGAGTTCGCCCTCGACGTACATGCGCTGAATCTTCGCGAGGAGCGCGTTGCTGTCCTTGTAAGTGTGGGCATGAATTACGCCGAGAATTAAGTCAAACATTCTGTACCTCCGTTAGCTGTTGACGATCTGCGCGGTGAGTTCCGCGATCTTCTTGTCAATGTACTTCTTCGTGTCGGCGACGTACTCCGCCGTCGTGTTCCCCGTATCCGCCCAGACGTTGTTGATGCCGAGGAGCGTGTCGACCTCCTGCGGGGTGAGGTGGTAGGTCTGCGGGGTGGCGAGTTCGTAAACAAGCTGATGCCCATTAACAGCCGAAACAAAATCCGTTGTTGATGTGTGTTCTGTATCCATGATATAAATACTTCCATAAGCTCGGAGCATGGACTTGTCATCCATTC